GGAGGGGGGGGAAGCTGAAAAGAAAGAAATGAAGCAAGAAAAAAAAGAAACCGAACCTATCGCAAAAAAAGGTGGAGATGCCGGACATTGAGACACAGTTGGAAATTGCAAAGATAACTGCTGAGAGGGACGTGTATAAGCGGTTATACGAGGATGCAATGGCACGGAGATAGGAGGAAGCATGGCTCTAATAAAGAGAGATAGAGAAAACTTCTGGATGTTAAATTGGCTTGATGAATACATGACCGGTCACAAAGGATTTATATGTGGAGGATGTTTCAAAAACATATTCAATAAAGAAAAGGTAAAGGACCTTGATATTTTCTTTGAGAATGAAAGCGATTTTGATGATGCGGTACAGTATTTTGACAGTCAGACACCAGGATATGACGGAGACGATGTAAGAGATGAGAAATATCATTTCCACTACGAAAACGACAATGTAAAGGCATACAAACACATTGAAACAGGTGTTGTGATTGAACTTTGTTGCAAAATATTTGGAAAACCGGAAGAAATTCTGAATAAGTTCGATTTCACAATCACGAAGTTCGCATATTACAAAGAGGAAGTAGAGGATGAAACTGGTGCGGTAGCGAAAAGACAAGAACTTCCGTTTGAAACTCTGGAATATGAGCATTTCTTAGAGGAAATTGGAATACCGGAAACACACATTGAGTACAAAATCCTGATGGATGATGCGTTTTTTGAACATCTACATCTTAAACGGATTGTAATTGATAAAGATATTCCATTTCCAATGAGCACTTTTGAACGGATGCTGAGATATGCAAAGTACGGATATTTCCCATGCAAAGAAACAAAGATGAAGATAATCAATGCACTTAGGGATTTGACAGACGAACAGGTTGAATTATCTGAAAGCCTTTATGACGGCATGGATTAGGGAGGAAAGATGAAAAAGACAGCGAGAGTAATTATCACATCAAAGTGCGACCGGAAGTGCCCGGGGTGCTGCAACAGCAAATTGGACTACACATCATTGGCGAAAGTGATTGGCGGTATCACGGCATTAAAGGACTATGAGGAAGTTGTGATTACCGGCGGAGAGCCTATGATAAATCCGGCACAACTCTACACAGTCATTAAAATGCTCAGAAAGCAGAATAAGAGACAGAAAATCTATCTTTATACGGCTTGTCTGACAATGGACGATCATCCGGTAATTTTAAAACACTTGGATGGTATCACAGTAACAGTCCATGCAGAAGCCACAGATGAGGATATTCGTAATCTGAAATACATGAGTTCCAATCTCTACGATGAGGACTTGGATATGCGCCTGTTTATCGACAAGAGGGTGTACGACAGGTACGACTTATCTAATATCTGCATGAAAACATGGGATGTAGTGAGAAAACTGGAATGGAAAGAAAAGTGCGATCCGGCAGAAAACGAAGAACTGTTTTTGTGGAATCTTTATTAAGGAGGCTGCTATGGAAACTTATAGAGTTGTATCAATTACAGACAGAAAAGGCAATCCGAGAATTGAGGGCAGATACCCTCTCAGAGTAGGGAGAATGTGCAAGAAACCCACTCCAAGAAACGGAGATGCCATGATGATTGAATGGTTGGCTCAGCCGGATGGAACACCGTATGTCGGCATGATTGTTACGAGTACAGTTATCGGATTCAAGACCGAGGATAGAGGAAAATACATTGAGGTAACAACCAGAAATTCAATCTACACATTTGAGAGAGTATGAGAGAAACAGAAACTTTTGAGTATATCCGCCGGAAGTACCCGGACAAGGAAGAAACATGGAGAAAAGTCACACGGCTTGTTAAGTTTGATGAGAATTTGGAAGTAAAGAGTGTGCATGACTTCAACATGGAGTGCTACATATCATCATTTGGCAGACTCATACGGAATGGGATCCTATGTAATATGGCATACGGAGATAAATACGATATTTCCAGTATGTTCACAGATACGGACGGAAACCAAGTACGGTTTAAGAGACACCAGATTGTTATGCAGACTTTCTTCATGGGAGACAGACGGCGGTATGACACCGTAGACCATATAAATAACATGGAAAGGTTTGATAACAGCATATACAACCTCAGATGGGCGGACAAGGGCGTACAGTGCGGAAACCGCAAGGACAAGCCAGGGAAACACAGAATGGTTATCTGCATAGGCGATGAGGAAGAAATCTTTTTCTCATGCCGGGAGGCGGAACGACTGTACAACCTACCGCCGAACTCGGTCGGTAAGGTATGCCGCGGAGAACTAGAATCCATATATGGTTATAGATTTGGATATTTATAAGGAGATCAGAGATGGGAAAAGATTGGACTGGAAATGGCAAGAGTATTTTTACAACTCTTGGTGCATCCAACCACACAGAGAAAGAAAGAGAGATTAACGACTACTATGCGACAGACCCTATCGCAGTAGACGCATTGTTACAGGGGGGGGCAGAACTGAATCATAAGATTTGGGAGTGCTCTGCAGGACAAGGACACTTATCAGAACGCCTCATAGGACTTGGGTATGAGGTACGCAGTACGGATCTTATCGACAGAGGGTACGGAGAGGGCGGAATAGACTTCTTGCAGACAACAGAAATGTGGGATGGCGATATTCTTACCAATCCTCCATACAAGTATGCGAAAGAGTTTATCGAACACGCAATAACAATCATACCGGACGGGAGAAAAGTGTTCATGTTCCTTAAATTACAATTTTTGGAGGGAAAGGCCAGAGGCGAGCTGTTTAAGAAATACCCTCCGAGATATGTATATGTGTCACGCAGCCGTATTCTGTGCGCCAAAAACGGAATGTTTGAGGAAATGAAAGCCGGAGGCGGAAGTGCAGTTGCGTATGCGTGGTATGAGTTTCAGAAAGGTTATAAGGGAGTGAGCATTATTAAGTGGATAAATTAGATTTTGGTTACTACAACATGGACTGTATGGCTGGCATGAAACTTTTCCCTGATAAATACTTTGATGTGGCAATCGTAGACCCACCATACGGAATCAATGCGCCGAACATGGCGATGGGAACCAATAAGAGCCGGACGAAGAACGGTTATCCATCCGAAAGCACTGCAAGCAGATTGAAACGGAGTGGACAGGTAAAGGAATGGGATAGCAAACCGCCAACGGAGGAATACTTCAAAGAATTGTTTCGCGTATCGAAAAATCAGATTATATGGGGCGGAAATTATTTCAATCTGCCACCAACAAAGTGTTTTGTTGTATGGGATAAGGTGCAGCCGTGGGATGCCTTTTCACAAGCGGAGATTGCGTGGACTTCTTACAATCTCCCGGCAAAACTGTTCAGATACTCAAACACTGGCGGAACAAATTCAGAGAAGCGCATCCATCCAACCCAGAAGCCAATAGCATTGTACGAATATCTCGTAGGTGCTTTTAAGCTATCGGGGGGGTGGTGCTTGACACCCATGTAGGATCTGCGTCAAGCCTCATCGCATATCACAGAACCGGCGTGAGGTTTGTAGGGTTTGAGATAGACACTGAGATGTATGAGGTTTCAAACGCGAGGTTGGAAAGAGAGAAAGCGCAATTATCCCTATTCGATTTAGGGATGGAAAGGAATAGAGATGAGTAGTTTTGTACCGATTTATGCGGTAGATTTCGATGGAACACTTTGCGAAAGCGAGTGGCCCGGAATTGGAGCACCGAATAAAAAACTGATACAACACCTTATTCAACGCAGAACAGAGGGAGCAAAAGTGATCCTTTGGACTTGCAGAGTGGAAGAACATCTGAAAGAGGCGGTGGACTGGTGCAGAAAATTTGGTTTAGAGTTCGACGCGGTCAATGATAATCTGCCGGAAAACGTTGAAAAATATGGTAACAATCCAAGAAAAGTGTATGCCACTTGCTATATTGACGATTTGGCTGTGGATAAAAGAAAATACGATCTTCCGTTTCATGCGGACGAAAAGATCGACTATTCAAAATTCGATAAATACCCTCTCGGAAGTGAGTGGATGTTAAAGACGGAATATGCAGAGCTTCCGGTGGTAGTAGAAGAGGTAAATGCTTTTCACGGGTATATCAGTGTAAGAAGCACGAGCGAAGAGGACAAATTTAGATATTTCAAGATTCGCCGTGATATTGAATGGTTTTATGACAAATTATTTCCAAAGGAGTGATGCGTTTATGAAGAAAAAGAAAATCAATCCACAGGAATTTGACTGTGGATGCTGTGGAAATCAGATTTACAAGAGCCGTCTTAGGGACGAGGTAAAGTGCTGTTATTGCGGTTATATCAATCATGTAGGGAAATACACAGGTAGGAGGAATAGACTTGGATAAAACGAAAATAGAGTGGGCTGACAGCACATGGAATCCAATTACCGGCTGCCGTCATAAATGCCCTTATTGTTATGCCAGAGGCATTGCAAACCGTTTCGTATCACGGAAAGGATGCCATCTGGTAGAACCGGAGACGTACAAACTCGGAGACGATGGTTCTGAAATTTATGAGATAAATGAGCAACCGTATTATGTTGATGATGAGACCGGAAAACAATTCAGATGCGCCTATCCGCATGGATTTGTGCCGACAATCCACAGATACCGCATGGGAGAATACAGAGACAAAAAGAGGCAGAGAAATATCTTTGTCGGATCAATGTCGGATGTGTTTGGAGAGTGGGTTCCTGATAGATGGATCAGGGAAGTGTTTAATGCTTGTGAGAAAGCTCCGCAGCATAATTACCTCTTCCTCACGAAGAATCCAGGAAGATATATTGAGCTGCATCATTACGGAGAATTACCACTCAGAGATAATATGTGGTACGGAACGACAGTCACAGATCCAGATACGGAGTATATGGGGCAGGACGGACACTATGAGTTCCATACGTTTTTGTCAGTAGAGCCTATACTGGCAGACTTCGGAGAGCTGAGTGAGAAATCATACATCCCGGAGTGGATAATCGTAGGAGCTGAGACTGGCAGCAGAAAAGATAAAGTCATACCAAGACGAGAATGGATTGAAAATATTGTGGAGCAGTGCAGAAAGTACAACATACCGGTATTTATGAAACCGAGCCTCACGGACATTTGGGGCGAAGAACTCATTCAAGAGTTTCCAAAAGCCCTTATTCATGCCTGATTTATTCCAGAGCATTGATAAGAATATGCTTAAATCGCCGGTAGCGTACTGCAAAACACATAAAGGGTATCTATCAACGAAGCAAATGAAAGTCCATAAGTGCCTGCAGATAGGATGCACTGGACTGGAAAGGTTGGAACATCCCTACTGGGAGGAACGCCAACGGAAAAAGGATGAAGCAAAGAGGAAAAAGAAGCAACAGTAAATTGGTTCACGTTTCATTTGATGAAGTAGAGAGATTTGTTCCGAGAGTTCCGAAACAGATTTGCCCGGATGAGGATAACACCACTCCGAGGATATGCGTAGCACCTAACATATTGAGTGCAATCCAGGCGATGCCGCAAGGCGGAACAGTGGCGTACAACATGGCAAGAATCGGTGTGCCGGTTGTTATCCATGCGTATTACATAGAGAGTGATGCTATCCTCATGCCGGAGCAGATAGCGGATAAAGTGCCGGATGCCGTTGCCACAGGAGAAATGTGGGTTATGGCAGTTCCGGCAGCAGTCCGGCGGATAGATTACGAGATTGTTGATCCGTATGTGCCTATGAGGATTGATATGAATGGCACGAGAGAACGATTTCTTGTATGGTACGGAGAATTGAAACGGGTTCGGTATCAGGATAATTGGAGAAATCTATCTACCAGAACAGCCAGAAATCAAAAGGCGGTAGAGTGGTTTATGGAAAATAAGCCAGACATATCGTACAGAACATTTATGTCAAATATGGACGATGAACTATTGAAATCATTCCATGTGGAATTACAGGAGGTATGGGAGTGAACAAACAGAAGAAATTAGCAAAACAGAACACGCCGTTGTATAAGAGAGTACCGACACTTAATCTGGTGGACTATTCAGATATAAAAGTGCCGCTAGTAGTGATATATGACAGCCCGAAAGACTTTCCGGGAAAAGTGGTGGCAAGAGTATGGGACGGAGAGAAGAATCGGCCAACGAATGTTTACTGCGAATATGAAAACCTTAAAAGATGCGAAGATGATGTAATGTCAGCCGGATTTATTTTTAAGTTCCCAAGGACACCGGAGGACGATGCGTGCATTGTTGAAACATACATGAGATAGGAGGATCACAATGGCAAAGAAAAGAAGTTGCCGCAGAACTGCGGACGAGGATAAGATTCACGAAAAAGCCGTAAAGATGCGGAAAATGACAGATGAGCAGTTGGTACATTATGTTGAGGACAGAGTGGAGAAAGCCAGAAGTGAGGGTTTTAATCAGGGTAAAAAGTCCTCCGGCGGAGCGGATATTAACAAATTTCTCAAAGAGATTTCCTCAATCAAAGGAGTCGGAGATGCTACAATCTGCAAAATTGCGGATCATTTCAGAAAGGCAGGAAACCAGAATGAATAAGACGGCTTTGCAGATGTTCGAGGAACGGAACGAAAAGGCGTGCTGCCTTAACTGCGAAAAGCTGATAGTTAAACACACAAAGACAGGACATATAAATTTCTGCGGAGAGAGCGAGAAAATCATTCTGGATATGTTTCTTGATGTCGGAACCAACTTCTCAGGGTGCAAATATGCAAGAAAGGAGTCAGCCGATGATTAAAACATGGTTCAAGGAGTACGAAAAGATCAAGGACAAGGCAGTTGTGATATATCCGTATGAATGGGATTGTATGTCAGAGAAACAGCGGAATAAGATTCTTTCTAAGAAAACCGTTATTATGAGCGGAGAAAGCGGATATGCCTGTAAATATTATGAGATTATCGGAAACGTGAATAATCTGTCTGAACATGACTGTGCAATCATAGCAGACGGTGGAAACCTCTGTTTTGGTTACAGAATGGAGGGACAGAGAATAGTGGTATATACAGATTAAGGAGGATATGCGATGATTACAGCAAAAGAATTGGCAGAAAAGCTCAATGGGAGAACATACGGAGATAGTTTTGACGATGTGAAGCAGGAAGCAAAGGAAAGCGGTCTGGTTATTGTTTACGGTGCATCTGATGATCTCATGGAGTTTGATGGGGCAATCTATGATGAGGGCGGTTGCTTCGATGGAGGAAGAGTATACTTTGACAGAAACGGTGTGGATCAGGAGGGAGAAGAACGTGCAAACTGGATAGATGCCAGATGGTGTGACGGCATGAACCGAGACGGACTTCCGGCAGATTGGACGTATGAGACAGAAATTCCTTGTGAGAGATTTGATATTTGGGAAGATGGAGAGGTCTACTGCGTAGGTCTGGTGTTCTCAATCGAGGATCTGAAATGAAAACCGCAGAAACCGTAGCATTGGAAAAGGCAATCAGAAGAGCCACATACAAAATGGGAACATTTGGCTGCTATGAGGTAACAATAGGATATGGCGGCAAGGAGCGTGTGGACTACATGACATACGACACAAAGGGCATTTTTCGATGCTATGAGGTCAAGGTATCAAAGGCAGATTTCCATAGTGCGGCAGTGAAATCGTTCGTAGGTCACTACAACTATTATGTGCTTACCAGAGAACTTTACGATCAGGTCAAAGGAGAGATCCCAGACTGGGTTGGTGTGTATATTGGCGATTACTGCGCCAAGAAAGCCAAGAAACAGGATTTATCCGATAGGGAATATAAAACACGCCGTTCAATCAATGGGCGCAGTACAGAGGTATCTACGCCGTGGGTGGAAATGCTCAAAGAAAGTATGATCCGGTCACTGTACCGTGACTCAGATAAGCTGATTCAGACAGAGGACGAGCAGTACATAAGCCGCCTCAGAAGCCAGATTGACAAGGCAAGGACTGAAAGGGACAGAGAATCCAAGAAGTACCTCAGATTATGGAAAGCCGTAAGGAAAGAATTTGGCGATGAAAAGGCATGGGAACTCATAGAAAAGGCAGAGGAATAAAACCTCTGCCTTAAATTATTTCCTGCCATTTATGGCAATCACTACATCATCAAAACCGGAATCAGAGTAGCAAGTGCCCTCCTGAGAAAGAGTTGTACCTGGCTGCAATTCTTGGTTATCATCCATAAAAGATAATTCGCTAAAATTAACCATCTTCCCATCTTTAAGGTACACCACATCCATCCACACATAATCTGCGGCGGAAGTTCCGTTGTTTGTCACGGATGCAACAATGCCGCTGTCGGTAGTATTGTAGTCAACGGATAAGTCAGAATAGACAGGAGAGTATTCTTTTTCCTCAGATACGGACAGTGCGTAATCAAAACTATCAATCTTATCCCATTCATCAAATGTGGTCCATATACCGGCTGTTTGCCCTGGAGCAACCGCTTTTGTTCCATCACTGGAAGAACCAACCATGCTGCCAGAAGAATCCAATGCGGTCACATTCAGATCAATACTCACAACCTTATCTGAATTGTTTGTTACATACATAACGTAATACATAAAAGAATCATCCACAGTACAGGAATAATCCTGCGTGCTCATCAAATCTGCAAGGTCTGTTTTGTCTTTACTTTCTGTCGTAGTCGTGACCGCAGTAGTGCCATTTTTGGTAGATGTACCGCCACCACAACCAGTCAAAAGAACGGCCGACAGTAACAGTATGGCAAAATATCTCATCTTCATAGACATATCCTCCCTATATAAATGTTTAGTCCATTATACATCAATGTGTCTATCAATGCCACATTATTCGCTTGCCTTGAAATTATATATAGGTTTCAGAATCGCAAGAATATCAACGGTTTCTCCAATACATTCCACAATCTCATCAATAGGCTTGTATGCCATCGGTGCCTCATCTATGGTTTCCTCTGACACAGAAGTAGTGTAGATACCGTCCATAGAGTGCGAATAGTCTCTCATGCTGAGAGTTTCCTTTGCTTTCATCCGGGACATAAGCCGTCCGGCTCCGTGCGGCGCAGAACAGTTCCAATCCTCATTTCCCTTACCGGTTCCGAGAATACATCCGTCACGCATATTGATGGGGATAAGAACCTTTTCTCCGTACTTGGCAGAGATAGCACCTTTACGGACGATGTTGGAGTCGTGGTCGATATAATTGTGGATGCACTCAAAGAAGTCCGGCATATCTGCATCAACACCCCATCCCATGTGATTGCATATAATCTGAGCAATCATAACACGGTTCATGTAGGCAAACTTCTGACATATCCTCATATCATGGAGATACTGTTCACGGTACTTACCCTCTAAATAACAGAGGTCTTTCGGTAATTTCGGAGTGACAGCACGGAAGTTTCGGCGCAGCTCCTTGATTGCGGATTCAATCTCAGATTTTCTTCCAGCAGCTTTGTAGTCGGCAATGAGCTTTTCCTGACGATCATACAAATCATCCTTACCGCACATCAACTCATAGGCAAGGTTCTGATAGTAGTCTGCCACCTGTTTCCCAAGATTACGGCTGCCAGTATGGATAATCAGATACTTATAACCGTCCTCTGCAACATCAACCTCAATGAAATGATTGCCACCGCCGAGAGTGCCAATAGAGCGTTCGAGACGTTTGGTATCTTTTAATTCCCGGCAACAATAAAGCTCTTTCAATTCTTCAAAACGCATTTGCCGCCCATCATGCACATTTTTCCCGCTTGGAACATAGGTGCGGATAACACGATCTAAAGTATTCAATGTAACATCATTAAAATCCCTATGCCCTAAACTGACGCAAAGCATACCGCATCCAATATCCACGCCAACGATGTTTGGAATTACTTTGTTTCCGAGATCCGCAGTAAAGCCAATGACGCATCCCTTTCCGGCGTGAACATCCGGCATGATACGAACCTTACAGTCCTTAAAGGCATCCTGAGACAGAAGAGTGTTAATCTGTTTCAAAGCCTCATCTTCGATGGTTTTTGCATAAACTTTCAAATTACTCATAGTGATCCTCCTATACTTTGTATGTTTTGTTATTTTCAGAATTTCCATTGTATTTTGTGAAAGGGCGAACCCATACACGTTTGCCGGTTTTGGTAGTTCGGTAAAATCCCCTCACACTTACCTGTTCGGTAGGCTTTGTGTAGTGCCTTTTTGTACCGTCTGCAGGAATAGGTCTGCTATCAATGCGGTATGTGGTTATCAACGGAGTAGCACCGCCGGAACGGCGCAGACTTTTCCGCTGCTTATGAGAAATGCGTTTCTCTTTCTGTTCCTTGGTCTCAATGCAGTTACGGTAATGCGTTGCAAAGCACATGAGAGAGTGAAACTTCAATGCCTCCTTGTATGGCGTTCTGTCAGCGGCAAGAACCATCCGGACAGCCTTTCGTTTCTCTTTGCTTAATCCGGCAGGAAAGACAATGCTTTCGATTTCCTGAGTTTTCGGATTATACCGATAATTGCAGACGTACACGCCACCCATATACAGATGCAGTCTGACGAATACGCCCTCCTGCTCATAATAGAATTTAATATCTTCCTCCGATAGATCAACCAATGCGGAGGGGATGGGGATGCGGAACTCTTCGGCATCCAACCAATCTTTATTTTGCTGATACCATTCAATGATCTTCTCTGTTTTCTCAATGGTATCGACTATGATTTTATTGCAGTTCGTAATATCAATCATGCCTAAGACCTCCATTTCTTCAATGGTTCCTTATAGCATTTGTCTATTTGGACACGTTCTTATCAAGCGGCATCGTGCGCTCCGCCGGAGATACGCGAATGTCAGGAGATCCCACTATCCTTATCCGGTTTCACATTAAAGCCGGAAAACCTGTCAACCAACAAAGGGATGGTGTATGCCGTTATCAACCCTCATACCGGCAGCAGTTTTCACATTAAAAACTGCCAGAAACCTGTTACACGACACTCAAATAGACAAATCTTATAAGGAACCATTACTATATATGCGCCTCATTTGGGGCGGTAAATAATATCAACGTGGGAATCTAATGCCTGTTCAATCTTTTCGTCCGTAACACCCAAGTAACGAGCCGTAACGGCGGCGGAACTGTGCTGATACAGGCGGCGGACCAGTTCAATGTCCTTTCCGTTCTTGTAGTAAATCTCTGTTCCGAAGTATTTACGGAACGAATGGGTGGATATATCCTCATACCCAGGACCGAGCCAGTCGCAAACCTTTTTCAGATGCTTTTGCACTGCCCGGACACCGATAGGGAATATCAGATTATCGTCCTCAATGCCCTCAGAGTCCGCATATTCAAGGAGGAAGTTGTAGACCTGTTCCTGAACCTTGAAACGGCGAACCTTTCCGGTCTTATGCTCAATAATATTAAAAGCGTGACCGGATGGCGTCTTGATAAAAGAGGAACGCCGGAGGGAGAGTGTATCTCCAATACGCAATCCTACATTCGCCTCAATAACGAGGATCGTAGCAATCCGGGGATTAGGCTGTATGCAGTCTCCAATGCCCTCATATAAAGTTTTTATGATAGTCTCATACTGCTCATGCGTACAAGCTGTTGTTGTCTTTCCTGCCATTCTAATCACACCCCTTAATCTACTGTGGCACTGCCGTAATATGTTTCAATGGTCTCATAGCCCGGCACCCACTTATTGTATTCGCTTTCTAAGTCCGCATCCTGGAAATCATACCGGCGTGCGCTGTCATATCTTGCGCTCCGGCGGAGGGCATACACACATTTGAAACAATCCTCAATGGAATCCCCACAGACTGTATGTACTTGCACCAGATCATCCTTGTAATCACTGTGAAACCAGTTCAATATCTCATTTACTTTAACTGTAACCATATCAATCCATCCTTACTGATTTTTCATCAAACTGGCAACAACATTGTTAATCGCCGTCTCAGATGCAAACCCACCTTGCAGTCTTACCGGAGTAAGAGAACCGTTAGGGAGAAAGAGCATATCGCCGTGACCCATGAGTTTTTCGCCGCCCGCCATATCCAATGCAACCATAGAGTTTGTGACAGTACCGACACGGAGACAGATCTTTGTAGGCATATTCGCCTTAATCAATCCGGTAACAACCTTTGCAACCGGGTACTGTGTAGCGATTACAAGGTGGATGCCACAGGCACGGGCTTTCTGTGCAATTCTTACAATATGTCCCTCAACGGATTTACCGCCCATACTCATAAGGTCGGACAACTCATCAATGAAAACTATGTCACGTCTCATAGGAGCGTCTGCGAACTTTGCATTGTAACTGTCAATGTCACGGCAGCCGGTAGAGGCAAGAACGGAGTAGCGGCGATCCATCTCAATACAAAGGTTCTTCAATAAGTCAACCGCACCATTTACTTCTGAAACTACCGTACACGCTGCAAGGTTCTTGTAATACTCAAATTCTGTTGCTTTCGGATCAATGATATATAAGTGCATCTGCGCCGGGTTCTTTTTCATCAGCAGGGACAAGATGAGGTTATGCAGCACGATTGATTTACCAGATCCGGTCATACCAGAAATAAGAATGTGGCAAGCCTTGGCAATATCAATGTAATGTTTGGAACCGTCAACCGCCATACCGATAGCCATTGTGAAACCATCGGAGGACTGATACTCATTATCAATGAGCATATCGCCCAGGAACACGGTTTCTGTACCGGTCGGAACCTCAATATACACATAGCCATTATCAAATCTCAAAGAGGCGTTGCAATGTAAAGCTGCCTGAAATTCCTTTTCATGTCTCAAAATGGCTTGCACCTGAGTTCCGGGAGCCGGTTCAATAACATACTGTGTAAGGCGTGGTCCTTGATTGATTTTTGCAAGGGTGGAGCGGAGGCGGAAAGAGTTCAATACACTCAATATGGTTTCAGCTTCGTTCTTTACTCCATGAGATCCCCATGAGGTGTGATAAGTCATATTGCCATCAACGGCAGGGAAGATATACGGCTTTGTAAGTTCATACGCCGGAGCGGTGGCAGCGGTCTGTCTCTCTGCGGACTCTTTCAGTCCTGCATTGAGAAGTGTGCGGGCCTCGCTGTGTTTTCTGTTTGCGGTCAATGCCTCCATACAGTTAATAAATACGCTTTTCTTTCTCATGGTTCTCAATCCTTTCTTTACCGGATGCCGGTAGTACACAACTTTCTGTTTAATGCCTGTAATTCTTTGATGTGTATGTCAATAGCTTTCTGCGATTCAGTGTCACATACAAGGCGTTGCGCCTGCCCTGCGTTCTCTATCATCGTCAATACACTATCACTCAATAATGTCTGTTCTCTATCTGTCAATGAAATAACTACCATGTTCATACCTCCTACAACATATCATTACTTGAAAAAGTATTCAAAAGGATCTCATTGTCGGTTTCTGTTATATCCAGATAGTTGCCGGAATCATCAATAATACTCAATGCTTTTTCTTTGGTTATAGGTCTTTTCTCTGCGCCCCTAAAAGCGAAGCCATATCGGAACATCAAAGGCTTTTCGGATGCCTCGACAACTTCCCTCGCTTTGGCTCTATCCAAGGTACCTTTATAGAATGACATTTCTAACATTTTGTGTTACCTCCATATTACAACGTGTTACATATCGTTACAATGTAACGGATTAGATTAAAATACTCTCAATCAATCGGCGGTTTCCTGGTGTAACCTCTCCGCCGTAGTTGGAAACGGTCAGAATCAGGTCAATAGCCGTTCTCAATCCTCGAAGCTCGGCAGATACCCGGCTGCGCTCATTGTGGTAATTCTTCAACGCCTCACGCTGAATAGGAAGCTCAATAGAAAGTTCAAAGCGTGTGCGGCGTGGTGTGGATGGGTTGTTATAGGTGCGATCCATTGCATCAATGGCAGCCATGCGGCGATCCTCTTCAATGCTCATGCGCTTTTCTGTTGCTTCAAGGCTTGACACCTTGGCCTGCAGTAACTCAAAACTGCTCATACCGTTCTCAATTCTCAATGCTGTATTATTCATGGTTTCTTATCCTCCTAAACTCAATATGTTATGCTGTGACTACTTCATAATTTGCCGGGATTCTGGTTGCTGGCATATAACAGCCGGATGATTGGCAGAACCAGAAAGGGCGTTTGAACTGATACGCTGCGGCGTGTTTCAATAGTTCGATGCTTTCCCCAGTGTGGAGAGTAAAGCGGATCACTGCGCCGACAGGTAAATTTTTCAATGCGTGCGGATCTTTCTTTGCTTCAATGTTCTTTCTGCATCTCTCGCGCCAGTTATTGGCATATTCTGAATCAGTAGGGGAGAGAAGAGAGAGAATAGAAGCCGGGCAATGATCTTCACATGGTCCAGAGCTTTCCTCCATCGTCTTAACTCCAAAGTTGAAATAGTCCCGGTTGTTGGTGTGCGTCAATGTAACGGCGGCGGTTGTCTCTGCCTCTCCGGTGCTCAATTCTGTTATTTTAATAGCTGCATAGTATGTACTTCCTACCATTGCGGACCGTACAACTTCGGCTTTCCTGGTGTCGTTCTGCCAGGTGTAAAGCTCGTCAATCTCTGTTTTCCGGTCAATAGCTCCGGTTCTGGTGTAGTGTGTTGCGTGTGTATAATCCCATCCCATGATATAAACCTCCTTAATCCTGCACCGGTTCACATTGTAAGCGGTGGTTTTTGTTGAATGTTATCAATATACGTTTTGTGTGGTTCCTCTGTTTGAAATCCTCAAAGAATTTTATCAATGTATCATATTTGAAATAGTGCAAGCCGATTTCTGCATACTCAATATAGCGGCTGTCTGTTATATAGATCCCCTGACAGTTTCCGTATTTCTTGAAAAACTGCATTTTCTCTATGTACTCATCAATATTTACGGTTTGCCCCTCTTGCAGATGTTCCAATACTGCGGAGCGGTTCAGATATTTATAAACCATCCTAAAGCCTCCGATCGCTCAATATATCCGGCGGAACCGGGGCGGCGCTGCGGAGCGCTGGCCGCCGCGCATGAAAAAGAAAGCAATCAAAATGCAAAAAGCGCAATAAGCATGCTTTTGTCGAATGCAGCTTTGGCAGAGG